ATGATAAAGTGAGTGAAAATTTATTTGTATTAGGTAACGGTGAAAGTCGTAAAAATATTGATGTCGAACTTTTGAAAACAAAAGGTAAAGTTTATGGTTGTAATGCAATTTATCGTGAACATGTTGTAGATGGTTTGATTGCTGTTGACCCAATGTTAGAGCATGAAATATATCGTAGTGGATATTGTGATAATAATAAAGTGTATTTTCGTGATTGGGAAAATTTACCTAATGAGACTTATGACATGATGAAAGAAGCACAAACTTCTAATATGAAAGAACCAACAATACGAGAATGGAAACACACGCCAGAAAACTGGTATGCTCAATTTGTTATTCATGGTTCATCTACTATTAATCAAGATAGACCTAACGATAGATGGAAAGGTGATGGTTTTGAGAATGTATATATCACATGGACATATGGTCTTGCAGATTATAACATCACATTATTAAAAGATATTATGAGTGACTATTATCCTGGTTGGGAAGGCGAAGGTGGTCCTAAGGATCCAGGTTGGTCATCTGGTGCAACAGCAATGTACATAGGTTGCAAGGTAGAGAAACCAAAGACATGTTATCTAATAGGTATGGACATGTACAGTACAACAGATTTCATAAATAACCTATACAAAGATACATACGGATATTTGAGCCATGATGAATCCTCAGTAACCCCACAGAATTGGGTAATACAAATGGGTCGTGTTATGGTTAAATATCAAAATATACAGTTTATTAAAGTGAATCCTGATAGTAATAATCAGATTTCACAGCGTATGCCACAATGGGATAGTTTACCCAATGTACAGTATATGCATAAAAACGAGTTTTATACCAAATTATCCCTTGACTTTTAGTCTGGAATATGGTATAATATAGTTATCATTCAGCAGCAGAATACGGGTTCGAAACCGTATTTCCTTCTGACTGAATATTGCTTAAGGAGGCAAAAGGTTTATTTCTTGGAGGGTAGTGGCCAAACGGCTCAAGACACCAAGGGGTAGATTATTAGTAGGGACCGATATCTTCGCATGAAATGTTGGATCCTTCCTGAAAAATTGTGGGTGCGTTCCAACTAGTCCCACGAAGGGCTGAATGATAACTTTTTTTACGGCAATAAGTGAAAACTTTTATATATAGTAATGTCGCTAATATAGACACTATACAAATACAACGAATACAAGGAGAATACAATGTCATTCGCAAACTTAAAACAAAGTCGTGGTAACTTCGACAAACTAACAAAAGAGTTAGAAAAGGTTACATCCCCAACAACAAATCAAAATTCATCAAGTGACGATAGATTCTGGAAACCAGAGCTAGATAAAACTGGTAATGGTTATGCAGTAATTCGTTTTTTACCTGCCGTAGAAGGAGAAGAATTACCTTGGGCAAGAGTTTGGTCTCATGCCTTTCAAGGACCTGGCGGTTGGTATATTGAGAATAGTCTGACTACTCTAGGTCAAAAAGATCCAGTAAGTGAAGAAAATTCTAAACTATGGAATACTGGTTCAGAAGCTGATAAAGAGATTGCCAGAAAAAGAAAACGTAAACTTTCCTACTTCACTAATATACTTGTAGTTTCTGATCCTGCACATCCAGAGAATGAAGGCAAAGTATTCTTATATAAATTTGGTAAGAAAATTTTTGATAAGATTACTGAAGCAATGAAACCTGAATTTGCTGATGAGAAAGCAATCAACCCATTTGATTTTTGGGAAGGTGCAAACTTTAAACTAAAAATTAGAAAAGTAGATGGTTATTGGAACTATGATAAATCTGAATTTGAATCAATGTCTAAAGTTAAAGATACTGATGAAGATATAGAAGCATTATGGAAAAAACAATTACCATTAAAAGAGTTTTCTGCTACTACAAACTTTAAATCTTATGATGACTTGAAAGCCAAGTTTGAAAGAGTTGTTTATGGTACAGGAAAAACCACAACAGCAGATGAGATAGATATCCCACCTGTAAGTGCTGCTGATGTGGAAGTTAGTGAGCCTAAAGTAAATGAACAAATACCTCAATCTGAAACCTCCCCTAGTGATGATGAGGACGATACTATGAATTACTTTAGCAAATTAGTCAACGACTAATCTCTCTCCTGTTCACTAACCAGGGCGTCTCTCTATGAGGCGCCCATATAAATAGTGACATGGACTTATTTTTAGATATATTAACACAATTTGGTTTACCTGTAGCGGCGGCAGCTGTTATGGGTCTTTTTATTTACATCATATTAAAATACATTCTTGCAGGTGTTGTAGGACAAGTTGCAACAATCACAATGTTAATATCAGCCCTAGATAATAGAATTAAAACTATGAACCACGATATGATAAAACTAGACATACTGATTTCAAGTGCCTTGAATTTGCGACCAGATTTAGATAGAATATCAAGATCAGATGGTAAAGAAGACGCAAGGAAAGATTAATGGTTGAGGTAGAAATAACATCACCTATTATTGAAATGTTAAATCAATATGGGTTTGCCACAGTAGCAGCGATTGCTATGGGTTGGTTTATATATTTTATATACAATTATGTGACTGGTCAAATAATTGAAAAATTAGACAAGGCACAGATAACTACAATAGCTCTAATAGACCGTATTAGAATGCTAGACAATGACTTGATACGATTAAGGTCAAAACTTAACACCGTATTAGAAATTAGAGAAAATGAGCAAAAAAATAACAAGCATAGAAAACCAGATAGAATACCTGAAGGCGATTAAAACAGCAGGATTAGTATTAGGTGTAATGATTGCAACAACCGTAGTTACGGTAGGATTCTTAACTATAATAGACTGGTTTGTATAAATAATAGTGTTATGAAAGCACTAAAAATTTTGGTGCTAGGTCTATTTTGTTATGTTCTTTCGACACCTAGTATCGCAAGCGAGATTGTACATGAATTTAGTAATCCTTCTTTTTCAGGTCAAGGATATTCTACACATGTATTATCCATTGAACAATTAAGATACAGTAGAGAAAAAAATCTTAAAGATGACGCCAAGTCAGCGGCAGCGGCTGCAGAGCGTGACGCTAATAATACTACGATTAATAAATTTATCAAAAACGTTGAGAGTAGAATTTATGCCAACTTATCTAAACAATTGGTTGACAATATGTTTGGTACAGAATGTGAAGGCACATGCCCAACATCTGGTACAGCTGAAGTAGAAGGTTCTACAATCTATTGGGTTAAAGATACAACCACAGAAATAATCACATTAACAATTACATCACCAGATGGCTCAACAACAACAATGTCTGTGCCAGTGGGCGACTTTAAATTTTAGTATGGAAACTATACCACAAATAGCAGCAGCAATGCTGTTAATATGTTTATTAGGAGGTTGTGCTTCTAACAAAGCACTTAATGAAAATGGTTTTTATCAAGGTGAAACACCTTACACGATAGAAACAGATACTATGAAAAGACTGCAAAAGATTCCAGAACTAGGACAACCACAGATTACAATTGCAGTATATAATTTTCCTGATAGAACAGGACAAAGAAAACCTAATACAAAATTTTCACAGCTGTCAACAGCAGTAACTCAAGGACCTGAAGTATGGGTTATTAATGGTTTAAAAGCAGTAGGTGGTCATGATCCATGGTTTATAGTTTTAGAAAGAGAAGGTTTGGACTCACTTGTAAAAGAGAGACAATTAATCAGGTCAACAAGAGAATTATATGATGGTGAAAGTGATATAAAAAATCAATTAAAACCTCTAAAGTTTGCAGGACTTATAGTAGAGGGAGGTATTGTAGGATATGATTCCAATACTACATCAGGTGGTATGGGTGCAAGATATTTTGGTATAGGTGTTAATGAAACATATCGTACAGACCAAGTAACAGTTTCGATAAGACTTGTTGCAGTACAAACAGGTGAAATACTTATTAGTACATCAGCAACAAAGACTATCGCAAGTTATTCAAGTGGCGGAGACGTATTCAGATTTTTAGATATGAGTACAAAAGCGCTTGAAGTAGAAACTGGTGTCGCAACAAATGAGCCAGTAAACTACGCAATACGAACCACAATCGAGCATGCAATTCATAATTTAATTTATGAAGGCATTGACAAAGGTTTGTGGAAATTTAAAATAGAGGAGTAACAAAATGTACGCTAAAATAATCGCATTTTTATTATTGTTCGCCTTACCGGTAATGGCAAATGATATCTATGTGACACAATCAGGTGCTACGTTAGACCTCGACATTACCCAAGACGGACAAAACAATACTGTTGGTAATAGTACCACATCTTCAAGTGTTATAGGTGCTACTACAACTATCGACATTGATCAGGTTGGTAATAGTAACGTTTTAAAGTTTGATGTAAACGGTGCAACCTTTACAGGAACATTCAGTACAACAGGTAACTCAAACGATATAGATTTCAATTGTGATAGTACAGGTAATAATTCATCTTGTGCTACTGCTACTGCTTCAATAGTATGGGCAGGTAATTCAAATGATTTAGATATCGACATAGGTGAAACTGCTGACGCTGCAAATGCAACTGTAAGTATAACAGGTGCCTCAGGAAGTGACAGTAACGTAGTTGCTGCTACTATTGATGGTACTTCTGCTATATTAACGTTAACCGTAAATGGTGATACAAATAATTTCTTAATTGATATAAATGGTAATGGTGATGTTAACGGACACACCTTAGTCCACAGTCATACTGGTTCAATCGCTGACGTAGATATCACACAAAGTGGTCTCTATGATAATATAATTAACTTGACAACTGTTGGTGATAACCATGACATTGATATATCGCAAGACGATTAGACTTTTAATAATATTAATATTATTCTGTGCTGGTCCTTTGTGGGCCAGCATAGGTAACGTTGACCAAGTGGAGGGCAACGGAGTAATAGACCGTGATAAAGAAGATATCACAATCAAACAAGAACTTCCAATAGAACAATACGACACAGTAAAAACAGGTAATGGTAAAGTTGGTATATTATTTGTTGATGATACCAGGGTTGATGTAACCCAACATAGTAAACTTATTATAGATGAATTTGTTTATGACCCTAATACTAAAAAAGGTAAATTAAATTTATCAGCAAAACTTGGCACAATTAGATATGCGTCAGGACAAATTGCTAAAACATCAAGACAAGACATTGTAATAACAACACCAACAGCAACGATAGGTGTTCGTGGCACAGATTTTTCTATGACAATAGATGAACTAGGTGGTTCTACAATTATATTATTACCATCATGTGACGTACAAGGTAATTGTCTTGTTGGTGAAATATCAGTAGAGAGTGCGGCAGGTCAAGTAATACTTAATCAGGCGTTTCAAGCAACACAAGTATTTGTACCAGAGAGTCCGCCAACACCACCAGTAAAATTAGATTTAGAAATAGAAATGATAAACAACATGCTTATCGTATCTAAACCAAAAGAAATAGATGAAGAAAATTATGAGAAAAAAATCAAGGCAGTAGCAGACGCATTAGATTTAGATTTTTTAGAATTTGATGATTTAGAGGTTGACTATCTTGAAGAAGAAGAAAATTTATATGTTACTGGTTTAGATATAGATTTCTTACAACAAAATTTTTTAGCAGATATTCTTAAACAAATTAATGAAGAACTTGCAAGACAAATGGCAAATGAGTTTGATAAACAAAGAACTGTTGGTGATATTAAACTTGGTAAAGATCCAGAAACAGGTGTCACTATATTAGATGAAGACCCACAATGGGTATGGATAAGAGAAGACGCCTCTGGTGCATATATTGAATTAAGACTAGATAAAGAATATGGGTATATTATAAATATTGTACAAGGGGAGTTTGAAATGTATGATTTTGAACTTGGTGGACAGGATAACGAGATTAATATAGAACAAATACAATGAAGACATTTAAACAATTTATTGAGGCACCTAGAGTGCCTAGAAAAAAAGGTCAACCTGCAGGTAGTAAGAAACATAGTGACTTATATACAGACGAGAATCCTAAAGGTACAATACATGGTTTAGGTTTCAAAGACGTTGCAACAGCAAAAGCGAGTGTAAACAAGATACAAAATTCTGGTAAATCACACGCACATAAAATACAAGCTGCAATCGCAATGGAACAAAGAGCGAGAGTTATGGGGAAAACAGCAGAAGCTGCTGTTTATAGAGCGTACATTAATAAAATGAAAAAGATAACAAAGAAGAAAAATGAAGAAGCAGAACCCAATAGCGAAAGACCTTAGAACACCAAAGTATAGAAAAAGAGTAGTAAAGGATAAAACAAAATATGATCGTAAAAATAATAAAAGACAATCTTCTATTATCATGTCTAATGGTATTCATTCTTACATTATCGACTTTGACAAAGGCAAATGATTTAAACCTTACAATAGATAACAATACTAATGATGGAACGTTTAATTCGTTTCAAGATGGTCAAGATAATGACATTGACTTTGATATAGTCAGTATGGATGAATTTATTATTGACATT